GTCGCGCCCGCTGGGATGCGGGTGATAAGTACGCCACCGAGTTGCTCGCCGCGGGTCTTCGCCATCAGGCCATGAACAATCGGCCTCACGCCAAGCGCGTTCGCGCATGGGTACCAAAACGCCTCATGCGGCCTGCCGTCGATGGCCCGCCCGCCTTCGCCGTAGCGCGCCCAGATATCGTCCAGGCCGTGGTGCGGGCTGTCCGGGCTCTCGGTGCGCGCGGTGTTCTCGTTCCAGAACTCCGGATGCTTCTGGAGCGCCCAATAGATCGGCGCCACATTGAGACCGCGCTCAAGCAGTTCGATCTTCATTGGGTCACCAACGTGTGGTCAATGCGATCCGCGTCGAGCTCGTCGCTCTGATGAATGCACAGCCAAACCGCATCGGTCACGGCCTCGACTTGATGCTGGACACCGTTGGGCAGTGTCAGCACGGCCGGCGCGCGCACCTCACGCACCTCCCCATCGGCCGTCAAGCGAACGACACCGGAGCAAAGAACGCTCTTGTGCGTGAACGTGTGGGAGTGCATCGATAACGCCACGCCGGCCGGGATGATGGTCTGCTTGATGTAGACCCCTGAGCCGTCGTCAGGCATATGGTGGATCAGTCCCACCATCGCCGCGTCGAATCCTTGGTTGAATTCATTCATGGTCAAGCCGTCGTGCTGTCGGTGATGAGGCCGTAATTCGCAAGCGCGGTCAGCAGCGACGCAAGCGCAGCATTGCCACCTCGCGATCCGGTGACGGTCGGCTTCGCAATCGGCGTCGTCCCGTTGAACCCGACCTGCGCGCTCAGCTTGAAATTGCCGCTCGCATCGAACCGCGCGCTCTCCGTTCCGAATCGAGTGAATGCAAGCGCCGCCGCGCCGACACCACCCTGGAATGAATCGATGGCCGCGGTACCGTCACTCATGCGGCCGATACGCACAAAGTTCTGATTCGTCCCGCCGCCACCCGAATTCCCATCCCCCACGATGAGCGGGAAGAAGCCTGTCGATCCGTTCCCGGAGTCCGTTCCGATCCGAACCAAGGTGCCGCTAGTGCCGTTCACGTTGAATGACCCTGCCCCAACCGTCGTATTGCCGCTGCTTGGGGAGAACGTGTGATTACCCGTCCAGGTCGGCGAAATCGACACGCTGAGCGCCGGCGCCGCATCGCTGCGCATGAACGTCGATGCCGTGCCCGCAACTGCTGACAACCCGATGGAGGCACTCGGTGCTCTCGCTTGTCCGGTAAATGATGGAACGCGCGCACCAAATACCTGAGCTGCGACTGCTTGCGCCGATGGACTCAGCAACAGCGCAGCAGCGCCTGGCAACGCTGGAGTTGGCAGGTGCATCAGCTAATCCTGTTGACGAAACCGCCGACGTTGATAGCACTCGCGGTCCCGGAGAACGCGCGCACGACCAAGGCGTTCTGCAGCACCTGGCCGGTCAGGATCGGAATCGGGGGCGAGTTCGCGGGAATGCTCAGCGCTTTCACCGCATGATCCCCAGGATCGGTCACGCCGCCCCACTCGATCGTCAGCGTCGCCGCGGAACCGGTGACGTTTGAAGCCCACAGGTACACCTCGTCGAACCCGCCCGTCCCCGCCAATGCGGTGTGAATCAGCGTCCCCGGCGTAGCCGTGGCAGCCACCGGGATCTCGCGGCCATTGGTCGACCCCGAGAGAAGTTGTCGCGAATAGCTAGCCATGGATCAGTTCCCGAAGATTTGCGACTCGAGGATGGAGGACGCGCTCTGCAGGGAAAACGCAGGCGCTGGACGGGGAAGAAACGGCACGATCGATTGGATAAACGCGGCCGGGTCGACCTGCTGCACTGGAGCCTTGGGGAGATAGGGCATCACGCTTGCCACGATGGCCTCTGGCACGAATGACAGCGAGAACCCTTGTGCATCGCGCGTCACCGTAATGGCGCTATCACCACGGACATCCGCAGCCAGGGGCGCTCGAGGTCCGAAGGTGCGAGCGGTCCCAAGCAACCAATCGGAATTGATCGTGTCTGCGGAAGTCCCTCCGGCCCGTCCAAGAAGCGTGCTGAAGAACTTCACGAACTCGGGATTCGTGGCGCAATCGAAGCGCTGCCCGCCGATGGTGACGAAGCCAATCGGTATGTCTTCGCGGGGCTGGGTGACGTTGCTCATACGTCCAACGCCGCAGAAGTGATGGTCAACGGAACCGCATCGGAGCAGCGCAGCCGGAATACTCGGTCTCGCGCTGCTCCGAGCGCCAACCAGCGAACACGCTGCATCCAGCGCCCGATCGCACCCAGCGAGCGCAGCAGCGGCGGCCCAAAAGTGAACCCGCCATCGTTGCTGATCTCGAGCGTGATATTCCCGCCGTATCCAGTCGTGCAGCCGATCTCAAGGCCGCGGTAAGAAACCGGCTCTAGGCTTGGCTGAACCAGATGCGGCCACGTCCTCTCGCGGACCAGCATGTCGGAGCCAACCGCATAGGCGGTGTCATCGAGACGATAGGTTGTCGCGGTCCCGGCGGTGGCATAGTGCTGTCCACCGAACATCGTCACCTCGTCGATCCGCATCGGCGTCCAAGCGCCGTTGACGAGCTCGCCCTGCTCATGCCACTGCTTGGTGGAAGCGTTCCACACCCAAGTCGTCTGCATGCCGGGGGCGTTGATGCCGACGAACTCAGCGCTCTTGCGCTGAGCGCTCCACAGCGCGCATGCACCCAAATTTGTCGATGATGCGAGCGCAGCCTCTACCGCCTCATTGCTGATGCGTACCGGCTGGTGCCCGGCCATGATGTAGACAACGCCCCGGCCACGCTCCGTCTGTCCGACGAACACGAGCGTATCGGCCGCCCTCGTGACGGCGCGCTTGCCGACGATTCCGACGTCGATCGGCGTCGAGTTGTAGCGAACCAAGGGGAAATCAGCGTTACCGCTGTCGACCCATACTTCCGTGGAGCGTGTGCCGAACAGGAACAGTTCGCGCTTGAGGACCACATGCCGAACGATGTCGTCCGGCTGCACGTCAGCGCTGCTGAAGTCCAGCGCGTCGAGCTGCGACCCGTCGTCGATTGTGCTCAGGTAGAACTGGTCTGTGTCGGGGTCGACGAAAACGAAGTAGCCGTCCAGCTCGTCAACCGCATCCGATCCACGCCAATCGGGGTCCGTGATCTGTGCGAAAACATTGGAAATCAGATTGAGCACATAGCCGTTTGCACCATCGACAAGGACAAGCTGATCTCGCCCATGCTTCATGTTCACGTAGCCGCTCGAAGAGACCAGCGTGCCACGCGAGACGGCTGTGCCGGTGGTCAATTCGTACAGGGTGTTTCCGGCGACGATGAACCGGCGCGTATCGGTCGCGTAAGTCCCCCGCGCGATGTCGCCAAGCACGACATCCGTCACCAGCCCTGGCACGCTGCGCAGGACCGCCTGAACATCTTCGCCGAGGCCCTCGATCTCCTGCATGTATAGGTTGACCGATCGCTGCGAGGCGCTCTTGCGATCGGCCAGCAAGAGATACGAGGGGCCGACCGCCTTGATTTCACGGGCGCCAGCCATCAGGCATCCCCCGTGATGATGTTCGGTCGAACGCGGCTCCCTTGGAGGATCGCCGGATTGGCCGCCTGGCTCATGATGCGCAGGCGCGCACCTTTTGCGGCACTGGCCACCGTGGGCGGGATGCCCGACAACAGAACGGGCGCCATCCGCTCAGCCAAGCAGGCCGAGAGCGCTGACTTGTAGCCCTTGGGCATCACGTAGTCCGTGTCCAAGTCGGCGAAGTCGCTGATCGCCTGCTGCGTGAGAAGCGTGATGACGTGACTCGTCGCGGCCGGGTAGATGTAGACCGTCGCCGCCCCGTCGTGCGCGTAGTACTGCGGCAACGAGGCGATCGACCTGTCGACGATGCTCTGGTACTGGGCCATCGTCAGCGGCTCCATCGCCACGTCCTGTCCGGAGGCATACTGCACAGTTGCGCCGAGGATGACGTCACCCGACACGAGCGAAGACCAGGCAACGCCCAATTGAGCAGAGGTGCCCGTGATCGGGGTCGAGGCGCTCAGGATCTCTCGGAACAGAAACGACTTGCTGCCGTTCCACTCGTCGGCGATGTCGTTCAGGGCACTCAGACATACCGCGGCCAGATCCGCGTCCAGCGTCTCACCAGGGCTCAGGCGATTGAGCCCGAA